AAGCTCGAGCAGTTGGGTTGCCCGGATGACGATTCGGCTTTGTTGGTGGAGTGGTCGTGTCCGCGGGGGTTGGGTCGGGATGATCGTGATGGTTGGCGGATGGCGTCGCCGTGGTGGGATTCGAAGCGGGAGAGGTTGATCAAGAATCGTTTGGCGGCGGCGAGGTCGGGTGAGTCGGACGATGTGGACGAACCGGATCCGTTCGAGTCGTTTGACGCGCAGTGGTTGAATCGGTGGCCGGCGAAGCGGGTGGCGCTCGTTAAAGGCGATCCGTTGGTGGAGCCTGAGGTGTGGGAGGCGGCGTTATGCGATATCGATGGTGTCGGCCCGCTGGTTGTCGGGGTGGAGGATCATCATGGGCATGGTGCGGCGGTGGCGTTTTGTTGCCAGTTGCCGGACGGGCGTTTCATTGTCGGCGGCGAACTCCACCAGTCGCGAGCTGACGCGTATGCGGTGGCCGGGCGGGCGGCGACGTCGCGGCCGGGTTCGATCCTGGTGGTGGGGGCGTCGCTGGCGTCGGACGCCGAGCTGGCGACGATCCCGGTGTTGGCTTTGAAGAAGGCCGGTTTGGCGGAGACGGGGGCGTCGCTGGCGAATCTGCGTGACTTGTTGGGGACGGGGCGGGTGGTGCATGACGGGTCGCCGGATCTGGCGTCGCAGCTGTTTCAGGCGCGGGTGACGGAGGGTCGGGCGGGGATGTCGTTGATTCCGCGGTCGAGGTCGGATCTGTTGCGGGCGGCGGTGTGGGCGTTGCGGGTGGCGTCGACGCAGCCGGCGTCGGTTCCGGTGATCCGCTGACCCGCGTCGGTTTCGGGTTGGGTGCCGGTATGGTCTGTCGGTCCCCGGCGCGGCCAGAACCGCACCGGAGACCTGGTCCACCGATTCGAGGAGACGAACCGATGAACGCACGATCCAACCTATCGATGAGCGAAAATAGTCGCGGAGTTCTGGCCGGTATCGGTCTGACCGGCGCCCTCCTCTTCTTCGCCGTCCTCGCCTTCGGTGGGCTCATCCCGGTTTGGGTGGTGATCGCGATGGCTGTCGCAGTTGTTGCCGCCATACCGCTGCACTCGTACGGGCAGGCGAGAACTCGAGCCAAGGAGCAGGCGTGGCGTGAGAATGCGTTGTCGTCGCCTCCCCGTCCCGAGTCCCGTTTGGGCTGAAACCACACCTTTGTGGTTCGAAGCGCGTAGCATCCCCGGTCGGTGCCGTCAACGACCCCTTCCGGGCTGACAATCGTCGAACATCGGGCGGCGTGGCGTGATGACACCCCGGTGACCCCGAACGACAATCCGGTGGTCCCTCCGGCGTCGGTCGGGGCGAACGCCGCAACTCCGGGCGATCCGAACGGGCTCGCGTTCGTCGACGAGGGCCCTGGCGGGGCGTGGCCCCGTTCGACGATCAGGCCGTCGCCGTGGTCGGGTTGGCCGGCAGAGTGGGCGACCCCCAACTGGTACGGCCGGGTCGAGGCGCTGACCGATACGGCGTGGATGTGCCTCGATCTCAACTCGCGGGTGCTCGCCACCATGCCGCCGTACCTCGTCGGCGCGTCGCCGTCGTTGCCGGTGGATTGGTTGAACAACCCGGACCCGGATCGGTACGTGTCGTGGCATGCGTTCGCCCGCCAGTTGTTCTGGGATTACCAGCTCGGCGAAGCGTTCGTGCTCTGTACGGCCCGGTATTCGAACGGGTATCCGGCCCGGTTCCATGTCGTGCCGGCGTGGATGGTGCAGGTCGACGTCACGAAGGACGGGCGGCAGTACCGGATCGGTTCGCTCGACGTCACCGACGACATCCTGTCGATCCCCTACCAGATCTGTGAGGGCGAAGCCCGCGGGCACGGTCCGCTCGAGGCGGGAGCTGCTCGGGTCGTCGCCGCGAACGCCCTGTCGCGGTATGCGACGACGTTGGCGGCTGCGGGGGCGATGCCGAACGCCGTGCTCAAGTATCCGGGGAGTTTGAACGCGACGCAGGCCGCCGATTTGCAGGCGGCGTGGGTGACGGCGCGCACATCGGCGATGGGCCTGCCGGCGGTCCTGTCCGGGGGGATCGAGTTCGAGGTGTTGCAGTTCTCCCCCCGCGACATGGCTCTGTTGGAGCTGTCGCAGTACAACGAGTCACGGATCGCGATCCTGTTGGGTGTCCCACCGTTCCTCGTCGGTCTGCCGAGTGGTGGGGATCCGATGACGTACTCGAACACGCAGTGGGTGTTCCTGTTCCACTGGCGGTCGGGGCTGTCACCGAAGGCTGATGCGGTGATGTCGGCTCTGTCGCAGTGGCTGCTGCCGCGGGGTACGTCGGTGGAGTTGAACCGGGACGAGTACACGAAACCGGCGCTGCTCGAGCGGGCGCAGACGTGGCAGATCTTGAACAACATCCGGGATGCCGACATGAACCCGGTCCTGTCGGTTGGGGAGATCCGCGAGTTGGAGCGGTACGGGACTGCGACGGCGAACGCGCCGCTGACATCGGGGGTGCTGAAGTGAGCAACGTCGAAGATCTCGGCGAGGATGTCGAACCGGTGGTTGTTCCGGTGGGCCGTCACACTGTCGAGGTGCGGGCCGCGTCGGCGGTGGAGGTGCGGTTCTCGGAGCGGATGATCGATCTGATCGCGGTGCCGTACGAGGAACCGACGAAGGTGTTGTATCGGGGCCGGTTGATCGACGAGACGGTTGGGCGGGGTGCGTTCGAGGGTGTGCAGATGCGGGCGCACGAGTTCAAGGTGAACCGGGCGCACGATTTCGAACGGCCGATCGGCTGGGTGAAACGGTTGAAGCCTCGTGACGATCGGGGGCTGGTCGCGGAGATCGGCCCGATCCGCAACACCCGCGACGGCGACGACGCCCTCGAGCTAGCGGCTGACGGGTTGTTGGGGGCGTCGATCGGGTTCATGGTGGTCGATCCGGGCGACGAGACGTGGAGTACCGATCGGCAGTCGCGGCGGATCACGAGAGCGTGGTTGGATCACATCGCCCTGACCGGCGACCCGGCGTATCCGTCGGCGAAGGTGCTCGCCGTGCGCAAGGCCGACGATCCGGTTGTGCCGGCGGCGGCGACTCCGAATCTGGATCAGGTCCTTGGCTGGCTGCTCGCTGAGCGGTACAGTCACTCTCGGCCGTAGAGCTAGCTGCAAGGCGCCGCCGGACCGACGGGTCTGTGGGTGATGTGGAGCCCTACGTGAAAACCGATACCAGGTCTTTCACGAGGAGAACCCATGCCCGCGCAGACAGACGCGATGATTGCTCGGTTCGAAGCCGAGATGGAAGAGCGCAATGCGCTCATCGAGGGATGTATCGCCGCCGCCCAGGACGCCGGCCGCGACCTGAACTCGCAAGAGATGGAGATGATCGGCGCTGCCCGCGACCGCAACGGCAAGATCATCGCCCAGCTCGAACCGTTGCGTGAAGCGTCGAAGATCGCCATCGAGTCCCGCAAACGGACCAGAGATTTGAACGCCGAACTTGAGTCGGCTCGTACCCGTCTCGGTCAACCAGGCAATGTCGAGTACCGGTCGGCCGGCCAGTACGTGGCTGACAAGTACCTGGCGATGATGGGTGACGAGGGGGCGCAGAACCGTACCGAGGTGTTTCACCGGGTCGCTGCCCATCAGACTCTCGCCGACAACCCCGGCCTCCTGCCCGAAAGCATTGTCGGGCCGATCGTCAACTTCGTCGACGGTTCCCGTCCGATCGTGTCGACGGTCGGGCCGACCGATCTCGGTACCGGGTCGTGGGCGTACGCCAAGGTGACCCAGCATTCGCAGGTCGATGTCCAGTCGGCTGAGAAGGCTGAGATGGCGTCGCGGAAGATGACGATCACGAAGACGGCGATCACCGCCCCCACCTATGGCGGGTACGTGAACGTGAGCCGACAAGACATCAGCCGCACGAGTCCCGCGATCCTCGACATGGTAATAAACGATCTCGCGACTCAGTACGCCATCCAGACCGAGGCGGCGTGCGCGACGGCGATGACAACAGCGGCGACGACCGGTCCGATCATCCCGGTGACGCCGACCGCGGCGAACGTTGCCACCGCGATCTACGGGGCGGCCGGTTCGGTGTTCACCGCCACCCAAGGCCAAGGGCGCATCGTTATCGCCCTGTCCGCCGACCAGCTCGGGATCGTCGCCCCGTTGTTCCCCGGTGTGAACCCGCAGAACGCGTTCTCCACCGGCTTGCCGGCCGGTGATCTGGCGTTCGGTCCTGTCGGCGCGGTTTCCGGGCTTTCGGTGGTCCTGTCGGCCGGGCTCGCCACCGACACGATCCTGGTGTTCTCCACCTCGGCGGTGCGTTGCTTCGAAGCCCGTTACGGCGCCCTGCAGGTGGTGGAGCCGTCGGTGTGGGGTGTGCAGGTTGGTTACGCCGGTGACTTCCAGACCGTCGTGGTGCAGGCGACCGGTGTGGTGCGGGTGACGACAGCATGAGCACGTTCGACGATCCGAACCGTGAGGCGGTAGGTATGGCCCCGATCTGGACGGGGGCGGGTGACACGGTCGAACCGACCGTGCAAGCCGAGCCTCCCCCGGCGCCGGCGGCCAAGTCGAAGAAATCGGCACCCGAGGAGAGCTGACATCAAAGCCGACCTCGACGCCCTACGAGCATCGCTCGGCACCGTCTCCAACGTGTCGAACGCCAACCTCGAGCGGTCGCTGACGGGAGCGACCGCCTGGGTGCGCGAACGGGTGTATCCGGCGCGGTTCGAAGACGACGAGGTGCAAGAGGCGATCGTTCTGCTCGCCTCGAGGTTGTACAAGCGGCGCAACTCACCGGAGGGTGTCGCCGGTTGGAACGATCTCGGGGTGGTGCGGATCGCCGCGTCGGATCCGGATGTCGCCCGGCTCCTCGAGCACAAGTTGGATATGACGGCCGCGGGGGTGGCGTGATGTTCGTCTCCGCGTTTCGTAAGACGGTGGTCGATCTGGTCCGTTCGAAAGGGTCGGTTCCCACCTACGGGTATCTGCCCGACGATGTGGCGCATCTGCCGTGCCACGTCGTCGGGCGCCCGACGATCACCGAGTCCGGCACCCCGGCGTTGATGACGTTGAACCTGGACGTCACCCTGCTCGGCCGGCGGATCTCCGACGACGACTCGCAGGCCGAACTCGACGCGCTCGCCGACGAACTGTTCGATCTGCTCGGCGGAACCCGCAGCGTCAAAACGAACGACACGCATCTGCGTTGCGTCCAACTTCTACCGGCCACCGTGATCGTGGCCGGTAACGAAATGCCCGCCTACATCGCCAGCGTCTCGATGGACGCGTTGAGCTGTTAGGAGCCCACCATGTCCAGGAACATCTTCATGATCGAGCAAGGCCAGTTCGGATTGGCCGTCGTCAACAAGACGGCGTCCGGGTATCTCGACTCGTGGCAGGCACCAGGCGGAAAGACCGCGGTCAACGTGTTGCTGTCCGACTACGGGACCGACGCGGCGGCGTGGACCTGTCAGATCACCTCCGGTGCTCTGGTGGCGACGCCGGATACGACGACGACCGATACCCCGGCGACGTGGTGTGAGGCGGGGGAGACGACACCGGCGCCCGGCAAGACGACGTACGAGTTCACGGGAACGTTCCTACAGGACGCCAACGTGGTGACCGGTTTGAACCGGTATCTGTTCGAGCATGACACCGCGGAGGCGTACATCTACGCCGGGTT